GAACAGATAAAGCTCCACAGGGAGAGATTATAAAATATAATGGTGTTTTAGGGGTAAAGGGAGAGCATAAGTTTTCCACATCGAGTGAGTCTGGAATGTGTGTAATTGCATATCATCCAGATTCAGATTTTGGTCCTACTGATGATGATCACCCAATGGTTAATAGAACTATAGTAGATGGTGTACCAGTTAATCAGTCTGATATTAGAACAACAACTATGCATGAGGCTTTGTGGTAAATGGCTGTACTGAAGAAACTTGAAATAGATGAAAATGTTTACGAAAAAGCAAAAGAGCGAGTTCGTGAAACTTACAAGCAAATGGATCATATTGCAGTTTCATTTTCTGGTGGTAAAGATTCAACAGCAGTACTCAATATAACATTAGAGGTTGCAAGAGAGTTAGATCGATTACCGTTGGAAGTAGTTCATTGGGATGAAGAAGCTATACATCCAGAAACAGTAGAATATCTGGAAAGGGTGGAATCTAATCCTGACATAGATTTTAAATGGTATTGCTTACCAGTTAAACATAGAAACGCTTGTAGCAGAAAAGAGCCTTGGTGGTACTGCTGGGACCCAGAGAAGAAAGATTTATGGGTTAGAGATCTACCTAAAAATGCTATTACAGAATGTCCTAAATTTAAAACAGGGATGACTGTACCAGAACATGCTCGTAAAATGTACCCAGAGGATAAGGGTAAGGTTGGAATGATATTAGGTTTAAGAGCATTAGAAAGCATGAACCGATATAGGGCTGTTTCTGGTAGGACTGAATATAATTACATAAGCCAAAGTTCGATGAATAGCAAGAACTATTACAATGTTTCTCCAGTATATGATTGGAGTGCTAAAGATATTTGGTTAGCAACTGCAAAACAGGAATGGGATTATAACCAGACTTATGATGTATTTCAAAGGTGCGGTGTAGAAATGGAGAAAGCCAGAGTATGTCCACCTTTCGGTGAAGAACCATTAAGGGGATTATGGTTATATGCAGAGTGTTGGCCTGAGTTATGGCATAAAATGATTAAGAGGGTACCAGGAGTATCAACTGCTTGGAGGTATGGAAATAGTTCTATGTATGGAGTTTTCTTAAAGAAGCCACCTTATGGTATGACTTGGCAGGAATATTTACCTCTATGTATAGCTTTAAATGGTAAAAAAGAACAGAAGATCTTGTATAAGTCAGTTAATCAGTGTATAAGGCTTCACAATAATAAATCCAAATCTACGATTCCAGAGGATTCTCCCTGTCCAAATAGTGGTATTAGCTGGAAGTTGTTGTGTCAGATGGCTATGAAGGGAGATCTAAAAGGTCGAACCAAGTCGAAAAGAATGTTTGATCCAAAAGTTGCAAAAGAATTTAATTCTTCATATTTAGATTATAAGAAAGGTAGTGTATGAAACAACCATTAGATAAAATAGAGTGGGTGGATAGAGATCTATTAAAACCTAACAATTACAATCCTAATAGTGTAGCTCCAGCAGAATTAGAGCTATTAAAAATTAGTATAATAGAAGATGGTTGGACACAGCCTATTGTTAGGAATCCAGATAATACTATTGTAGATGGTTTCCATAGGTGGACAATAAGCGGTGATCCAGATGTAATAGAGATTACAAAGGGCAAAGTACCAGTTGTAACTATGAACCCAAAAGATGAGAATCATCAGATGATGAGTACGATTAGACATAACAGAGCAAGAGGAACTCATGCTATATTAAAGATGTCTGATATAGTGCAGAAGATGAAAGAAGATGGTTTAAGTGCACATGAGATCATGGAAAGATTGCAAATGGAAGATGAAGAAGTGATCAGGTTAATGCACGAAAAAGGAATCCCTCTACAAATGGATAAAGAAGAAGAGTTTAATAACGCATGGGTACCTACGACTGATGGCACAAGATTCGAAAGTTAAAAAGACTGGTAGACCAAAACTGGATATAGATCCAGAACAAGTTGAGCAATTAGCATCCTTTAATTGTACTAACAGTGAGATCGCCGCATTTTTCGATTGTGATGAAGGAACAATTCGTAAGCGTTTTTCCGAAAATATCACAAAAGGGAAAGAGATGTCTAAAATGAGATTACGAAAGCTTCAGTTTGAAAGCGCGGCTCGAGGTAATGTTGCAATGCTTATATGGTTAGGGAAGCAGTATTTGGGCCAGAAGGATAAAGCTGAAATAGATTGGGATCATAACATAGAAGAAGTTAAATTCATCGAAGTATAAGTGGATTTACATTTCAATAAAAAGGATTACTTTCCACACCAATGGGATTTCCTAACATCTGATAAAGCTATTAATGGCCTCGTAGCTGGTTTTGGAAGCGGTAAAACCCACGTATTCCTGAAAAAGACCTTAGCGAATTTATTCATGCGAAAGAATAAAGAAGGTCGTAGCAATGGGTGGATTATATATCCAACATTGTCATTAGCTGAGGAATTGTTTGTAGATCCTTTCTGTCAAATGATGGATGACATAGGTTTGAAATATAACTATTCTATGGCTAAGCATAAGTTTCACACATCTGCTGGTAACATCCGAATATATCAATTACAGAAACCACAACGAATCATTGGAGCAGAGCTTACATATATTGGCTTTGATGAGTTTGATGTTGAGAGCTATAAAAACTGTGATATAGCCTTTAAGAAAGCATTAGGTCGTATTCGTGGTACTAATAATCCAGAAATCTATATCGTGACTTCACCGGAGGGTTTCAAATATACATATAAGATCTTTGTCGAGGATGCAAATGACGACCGAAGACTTATACATGGGAAAACAACTGATAATGTGTATTTGCCAGAAAAATATTTAAGTTTAATGGAAAGTAATTATGATGCTAATTTATTAAGGGCATATAGAGATGGGGAGTTCGTTAATCTCCAATCTGGTTCTACATATTATAATTTTTCAAGGGATAGCAATGTCAAAGCTAATAGATACGACCCAAACAAACCTTTGTATGTCGGTATCGACTGGAATGTATCGCCAGAATGTGCCGTATTATGGCAGAAGTACGATGACAAACCGAACATTCGTGTTTTCGATGCCATTGAATTATACCACACAGGAGGTGGTGACCTACTTACCGAGCGAATGTGTCAAACGATAAAGGATCAATATCCAAATCCATATACTTATGTATATCCAGACGCAACTGGAAGTGCGAAGCATTCAGCTTCAAGATATACAGATGTAGAATTGATAAGACGCGCTGGGTTTAATGTTAAAGTTAATCCGTCTAATCCAGCACCTATAAACAGAGTGAATGCTATGAATAAAGTATTAGAAGATAATATGATTATAGATCCATCTTGTAAGGCTTTAATATTAGACCTTGAAAGAGTAACCAATGTTCTTCATACTCGCAAAATTGATAAAAGTAATCCAGAATTAACCCACATGACAGATGCTCTCGGCTATAGTGTAGTTTGGGAATATCCATGCGTAAAACCAAACTTATGGAGAGTTAGCCGATGATGGTTCCAATGTCAAAGATTTTACAAAAGCAAAGCCAATTTGATGCACAACAGGCAGAAAAGAATATGTTCCGAAAGAACAGGTCTGTTGCATTGGATTATTATAATGGAAGGACAAGGCAATATACTCAAGATTTATTCAGTCTTAAATTGCAGAACTCTATTCCGATAGCTAATATAAATATTACGAAGCGAATTATAGATAGAATCTCTATGGTTTACATGGTTGATCCAGTAAGGGAATATACAAAGGAAGATGTTGTTGATTTCTTCTATCAGAAGAATCACAAATTGCAGAGATTGGAAAGATACACCAATCTATTGGACGCTGTACTTATGAAACCTGTCTGGAGAACTGGAAGAATGGAGTACGATATTATACATAATTTCGAGCCACACTTTGATGAAGATCCAATGAAACCTATTGCTTTTACTTACCCATTATCTATACGATCAGAAGTTCTTGATGATACTCCAACTATGTATGCCTATTGGGATAAGGACACTCATTTTATATATGATGAGAATGGAAAGATTCAGCAAAACCCAGATAATCCAGATAATATTAATTTCTATGGAATATTGCCTTTTGTAGAATGCTTCAGAGATGGGAAGCCTGAATATGCTTATTTTGATACAGATCCATTACTTGATTTAATATCTACTAATCATTTAATTAATGTTTCAGAAACTAATAAGATGGCTAATGTGCATTTCCAATCGTTTGGTTATTTATATGCGAATGGATCACAGATTGACAAGGAAGATATTGATATAGGACAAGACAAGATTATGTACCTCGGTGTAGATGGAGCATTAAATGTAGTTTCTCCACCTAATAGTATTCCAGCGTTAAGCTCAGCAATACAGGATTCATATAAAATGCTTACGCAGAATTACCATCTGCCATCCAATTTTGCAGA